TGGCTGATGTTATTATAAATGGAGATTCTGGGATAGGCGGAACCCAAGAGGCAAGCATAACTCCGTTTGCGGTATCAGTAGCCGCGCTATATGGCACTATTTGCTTACTGGTTAGCCCAAGTGAAGCGGAATAATAATGGATTGTATACGTAGTGCCGCCAACAAACGTAAGCGTCCTGTCTAACATAAGTTCTTTGCTGGCAGGCATTGCCATTTCTATCCTTCCTTGCATAGCACTTGTGTTGCGGAACTCATCCATTACTTGAATTATATCCCCTATTTCAAACGACAATCCGTCAAATAGCACGGCAAATGCCAGTGTTTCTGTTAGGATAGAGTTCCTGTAAAGTGCCCAACGTGCTTTAACTATTGCCTGGTCACGATTATAACATCCTATAAGGGGTAAGTCGAGAGACTTATAACCATACCTTTCTGCCAGCATCCTCTCCTCGGCTTCCCAATCATCTTGTGAAGGTGTAAGCGGAACAGTTACAGTAGTAGTTTTCCCAACTTCATTTATGTCATTATAAATGGCCGTTACAGTAGTATACCGTTCATCGAGTGAGTTTGACCCGTATGTAAACACGCCGTCAACAACATTGTTATTTGTGACAAGTATTGACGGAAGCCGTTGTCTGTCCCAAACAACAGAATGTAAACCCTCTTTGCTAATTGTTGGACGCGCTATACCTGCACTATAGAAGTAGGCCAGCATTTGCATAGCCGGTTCCCTTTCATTAAACTGATTGTGGAGTTCATAGCGTCTTCTTGTGCCAGTTTGCTCATACGTCCATTGGCCCGTGGTTGCGTCGCGGGTAAACTCATACATAGGTATGGCTTCGTCACAATACTTTGCAAAAGCATAGAATGCCCCAAGGTCTATATCGCTGTCGCTAATACCTAGTCCAAAGGTAGTATCGCGTAACAAGTATAGTATTTGCCAGGCAGGATTAGCACTTGGGTAACCTATGTTTGCCCAACTTGTCAGATTCCATATACCAGAGTATACTCCTGTTTCGGGGGTATAGTATGTTGCACTCGGCACGGGCACAAGTATCCCACGCACTTTATAAATAAGGTCAGGGAATGCCCCACCTAATCGTTTAGCCTTTAGAAAGGTCATCCCTATAAGGGCAGTAGTAGGGTATGTGAGTTTAACGTCTGTTATCTCAGTGAGGGCAGCAATAGTTGCAGACGAATACTTTGTTCGTTTCGTGATAGTGTCGTCATCGTCTTCTGTGACACGTTCAACCAGGACGTACCAAGGGGTAGTGATAAGTTCGGCTGCTGCTGGCTTCTCAACTATTACGTCAAATGCGTATGCCCCGGAGGATTTACCTGATTTAGTAACAGTTTGCTTAGAACCTATATCAAATGACCCATAGGTACCGTTAAGCCCTGTTGCAAATGAAAAGCTAACTTCATACTTCCTAATGTTGCCGTCTTCATCTACAAATCGAAGGCTGTCTAACACCATAGTTATGCGAAGTCTATCGCGGGAGGCAGGAACAGGTATTATTTTATACTGGTTGCTGGACTTTCTAACCTTTAGTGGTGTTGCTATGTCGGAGGCTGCTTCTACTGCTGAAAACCCCCGTATAACCGCCTGTACAATAGCCCCGTCACGATAGTCTGTCACTATTCCGGGTATATTATATTTCCCATCGGCATCTTGTGCTAGTTTAACTCTATTTATGTAAACTTCCTGTACTGAGTGGATTGGCCCATTACTAACGGCATATAGAACCCGCAACACTTGCTTACTTGCAAGAGTATCATCTTCCTCAATGGGGGCACTTCCACCGCCTTTACCGCCTTTACCCTCACCATAAATAGTTAGGCTATCGCTAGTGTTGCTTTTGTGCATGAAAGGACTTGTCATGGCTGTATGGGCGTAGTTGGGGTAATAAGTGAAACGTCTTCTGTCGTAAGACTATTAGCTATCATAACCCCGCCGCCACAAAAGGGGCTACCAAATACCATTGGCAATACACTACCCTCTATATTGGTCGCCTGATTACCATTCCATAAGCTAGACTCACGTTTTTGCGCTTGTTTGGCATCTTTTGTTGTAGGCGTTGGTGATATTGCTTGGGCAAGCATACCAAGGCCGATTGCAAGCCCTACTTGTAAGACAAGTACAACTGCATCAACGAGAAAAAGTGCTGTACTTGCCGATAAACTGAATGCGGAAACAACCCCGGAATATGCTACTATATTTGCTGCAATAGCAGATAATGATATTGGCTCATTCCCCGCTACTTCTGGCACTATCCCAAGATACCCATAAGCACTTATATCCATATCAAAGCCATGCTCGATGAGCGCAAGAGGCGGTACGCTTGTGTCCCCGCTAAATAGTATTGCGTGCCCACGAACCGATTGTATGAAATGTTGGCCATATTCCCTACGAAGTCCAGCGAGAAGTTGTCGTAACGTAGTTGCAGGTATTTCCTTCTTTGGAAAAACATCGTACTTCCCCATAGGCATAACTATCATACAGCCTCCAGTTTAACGGCAGGATGCGCCAGCACTCTACTTATTTTATGGTACACTCTGTCAGTTGAAACTACGGTAGACAGTATGTCTTGATGCAAGACAGTATCCCCTGTATAAATACCTAAGTGGGATTGCTCAACACCGGCATGATTCAGCAGAAGTAGCTCCCCTTTGCGAAGTTCCCCTACAACATCACGTTCAACGAAGCCTGCTGCACTAATGTATTTCTCAAATACCTTGTCTTGCAAACGGTGCCCCTGCATGTAGTCAAACTCAAGTGCATGGTCTATAAGACGGATGCCGAACTCAAACAAGTAGTAATCTTGCACAAGAGTGTAGCAATCGTTTATAAACCATATAAAGGGGCGACCCAAATAAGTATTATTAGGCGTCCTTGGAAGCCAAATAGGTTCCATAACGCTAATCCCATCTGTTGCAATTATTCCCCAAGGCTTGTTACTCTCAATTTGACCAATTCTGTCTGCACGCGAGGGGGTGCGGAGGTCTAGCCTATAAGCCCGTTTCTGCTTCTTCGTATGACTGTGGATTATTGCATCGCAATCCCTATAATGAATGTACTGTGTGGGGTCAAACCTAAACGATGTTTCAGGCTCTTCTGCGATATTCTCAAGTTCTATAAACTCCCCACTACGTAGTACCCCACATAGTTCTTTTGGAAAGCGGGACAGGGCTAATTCAGCTATCTTTTCTTGCGTTTCAGCCGACAAGTTCTTGAAGTCATTGCTTGCAACCATTGTTACATCGCCCTCTTATTTGTACCCATACCAGGGTATTCATTCCTAAGCATCTGTTTTTTTGGAAGATAATCCGTTTCTCTGTCAGTTGGAAACCGTAGTTCAAATTCAAGTCCATTCTTATTATGGCTTGTTTTAGCAAGTATTTCCATGTTTAATGGATATGAGCCAATACCACTACTTAGGTATTCTTCAAATGTCCGTATGTAAACTACTTTTGTCCCAACTATGTCGGAATAAAGGAAGGCTAATTGACTAACTAGGTTGTCAACCGTGGAAAGACTAAGTTTAGGCCGTGGTGGCGCACCGCTAGATGTTTGGGCAATACCGCTTATGGCTATTGGAAAGGCAACATATTGTTGCGACGCTCCGCCGCGAGTGAACGTAACATTTCCTGAATTACAGAAGTAGAAGTCACGGGATACGCCGGGGGTAAGTGGAATTGCCGTAGGGATATGGAGTTCAAATAATTCGATGAAGGCAGTTTTAACGGAATCCATAAATACCTTTGCTATGCTGTCGGCGTCGGTTGTATGTCAAATACTTCATCGAGGGATACACTTACCGTGTACGCAGTGCTATTGACCCTTGTGCGCGAGTACGTTGCTTTTGTGTTAACGAACTTCTTTTGGACGGTTTCACCGATAGGTGTCCAGAGTAAAATCCCATGACCGCCAACAGAGTCTAGTGCAGCTTCAACAATTTGCAACTCCGAAGGTGTTAGCGCACCCCACTTTATATCCCATTTATCACTTCTGGAATTTATACCATCAGGGGCGCGTTGACTATAGCCGTCGCCAAAAGAAGCCCGAAGCGTTCTAAAGGTTGTTGTCTTTCCTGCATCAACAAGTATCTTTTCCGGAAGCGGTAATGCTATAAAGTTAGCCATTTTAGAATGCTCCTACAGGGGCTAGCCGACCACCTTTACGACTTGCTGATGCAATTTCCTCTTTAGCAATCCTTCTCGATATTGCTTCAGCGATTTTTGCAGCCGTAGTTTCTGGGTCATCTTTACCTGTATACTTTTCTATAGTAACTGAGATATTATTGACGGTATTATACGATGTACCTTGCCCACCTGCAACACCTAATTTACCGTCTTTACCCCGCTGTAAAGGTATTATTGCCTCTGGCCCTGCTTCTCCCATTAAACCAGTTGCATTACGGAGTGGGAATAAGGTGGGCGAAGCCACTATACCACCTTTAGCAAATGGCTTTACCTTTCCATCGCTTATAACATTACCTTTTGCGCTAGGCACTGCCGCTTCTGCCCCGCCTAAAAAGCTAAGTCCTGGTATGCCAGCCACTTTAGAGAGGAACATCATGGCTATTTTATTAGCCATAATTTGCATAGCACTATCTAATATAGTCATAGCGAAACTTTGCATAGCCTCGCTGGCACTTTTAGCCCCTGATATAAAGTCCTTAAATGAATTAGCAAAAGCCCCTTGTAGTGTAGTTCTTATTTTGTTCGCAACAACATCGCCTGTTATACCAAGTTCCTGTAATTGCCATTGTGCTTCTTCGATATTTTTAACTAATGACTCTGGGACTGGCTGCCCCGCGCCAGTTAGTGTCTCCTTTTGCTTCTTCCAGGCATCTAAGGACGCTTGCGTGTCTGCCATTAGTTGCTTGTTAATTTCAGTTTGTCGAGAAGCCCCCTCCCATTCCCCAATAAGCC